ATGTTAATCGCTCCAACCGAAACCCCACCACCACCGCCACCTGCAACGCCCAGCTTGCCGTCAGCACCACGCTTGAGTGGCATGATCGCCTCAGGGCCAGCCTCACCCATGAGACCGATGCCCTTGGCAAACGGGAACACCATCGGCCGATCGACGATGCCACCCTTGGCGTAAGGCACGATGCCGTTCTGGGCGAAGACGTTGCCATTGGCATTGATATAGGGAGCTTGGTTGGCCAACATGCTTGACATGCTGCTACCACCACCACCACCAAATAAAGAACTTAAAAACCCACCGCCGCCGCCAATCGCACCAATGGCTTGCATGACAGACCGCAACACCAGTTGTTGGATGATCATGCGTGAAGTGTCTTGCAAGATGCTGACTGCAAAAGCTTGAAAGTTGGTAGCGCCCGTGGTCGCAAGTTCGAACAGTGCGTTTTCGACGCCCTTAATGCCCGTCTGCGCAAGCTGAGAAGTTGCTTCACGCATTGTCCCAATTGACTCGACGTATCTTTTTGCGCCATCTTGGAAGCCAAGCCCAACGCGGTTATCCTGTTGATATTTCATGGTTTCGTTGAATTCAAGTTGAGCTTGCGCTGCTTCTCGAGTTTTGTTGATTAATTCGCCATAGCTGTCATTGATAGCTTTTAAACCCGCGTTGTACGCCTTGGGCGCCATTGTGCTTTGCTCTGCATTAAGCTGTTCAACTTTTTGTGTTTGCTGTTGTGTCAACTCTAAAATTTTAGCTTGGATGTCGATGATCTCAGGGCGTACTCCTTCTTGTTGCAAACGATTGCGAAGCGCTTGAACAGTGTTTGCGTCTTCCAAACCTTGCGTTTGATCTTTAATGGATTTAGTTAGATTGTTTGTAAATTGCAACAGGTATTGCTTGCGGAAGTCACTTGCAACGCCTGTTGTCAGCTTTTGGCTAGCCTTTGCTGCAGCAAGATCGGCGTTTGCCACATTGACATCGCCTTGATCAGCGGTTGCACGTTTCATCTGACCAGCAACGCCCGATGGTTTCTTGCCAGTAATGCCAGACGAGAACGTTCCATGAATAATCCGATAAACAGTGCCATCAGGGAGCATAAAGACAGTATTGTCTCCATAGCTGCCGCGACTGCTTCCTTTGAACTGTGCTCCATTACGCAGTGAAAGTTGAGCGCCACTACCAAAGGCATAGTCTCGAGCTTTATGGATACGGCTGCCGCCATCACGGGATGCACCGTATTGACCGCCATCCACAGTTGCTCCAGATGACAATGGCCGACCATTCACGGTGACAAATTTGTCTAAGGCGTTGCGCGAGAAGTAACCGCCTCCAGCTTTTGCAATGTCAAAGTGCGGACCGTAGGAATTTGCACCACGCGGCCCATAACCACCTTGCGTGTAGATACCAGAAGTGCTGCCACCAATGCCGTTGCCGGTTACATTCAGCATTTGATTTGCTGATTGCAGTTTTTGATTTGCTTGAGCAACGGTTACTTGAGCATCTTTACTGCGGCGCTCAAGCGCATCAATCTGTTGCTTAAATTGCATCACGGCAGATGCAACGTCTTGCTTAGCGCCACTCAGACTATCAACGTAATTCTGACGCTGCAGATCAATCAGCTCTTGCTGTAGGTCGTAGCGCTTGCGATCAAGTTCAATTTGATGCTGGAATACAGCATCCGCAAAACGGATTTGCGCTTGCATTGTCTTTTCTGCAAGCTGCTGTTGTTCGGCGGCAAGTTTTTCTGCTGCTGCTTTTTTCTTTGCGTCTTCAGCGTCAGCGGCTGCGGCGGCGGCTTGTTTGCTATCCTCGCCAAACATGTCGGCAGAAGGGTTAAATTCTGGAAACAAATCTTTGTAGTTATCAGTTGCACTTTTAAAGATTTTCTTCCCTTGCATTTTTGCAGCAATTTCCGACATTTTAATAATCTTATCAAACGCAGGGAAAAGACTGCTAAAGTATTCTCTTAAGGATTTGCCTGCTGCACGAATTGCCTGGTAAGGGACCTGAACAAAATCAGAAATAGCTTTGGTATACCTATAATACAAATAAACAACACGCTTTATTGTTTCGGAATTTTGATTGAACCAAGAAACAAGCTTGGTCATACTGTCCGAGAACATGACCGAGATCTTTAAAAAGAATCCGCCGTAATTCTCTGAAGCAGTATCCAATGCAAGCTTTAACCGCTCACCTGCTTTCTCAGGGCTTGCGCCAATAATCTTTGCAATTTCATCGTAATTCTGAACTTGCTTTTCGGTGAACTTGACAAAGTCAGCAATGGTGACTTTGCCAGCTTGAAGGTCTTTTGCAAGTTGCGGCAAGCTGCGACCTGTTGCTTCTGCAAATTTTGCTACTGCACCTGGCAAGCGCTCACCAATTTGACCTTGTAGTTCTTCAGCAGAAAGCTTGCCCTTAGACAGCACTTGGACAGTTGCCGTCACAATGGCATCAATGTCTTCTTGCGATTTACCAAACGCAATGCCAGCCGCAACAACCCCACGGTAAATGTTTTCCGTATCTTTAAGAGTCAAACCATTGGCTTTTGCTGCAACCGAAACTTGTGAGTAACCTTGAATTGTTTCTTTTAACCCAACCGTGTAATCCGTACTAATCTGTCGAGCAATGCGCAAATTTTTGTTGTAATCTTCTTGCCCGGTTGATGCTTGCGCCAATGTAATCTTGGCAAGATTCAATTCTTTGGTGTAATTAGCAACGCCGCTTAGTTGCTGACGAATTATGCCAACTTGTGCGCCAATCGCACCACCAGCCAACGCGCCACCTGGGCCGCCAATTGCGCCTAAGCCAGCACCAATAAAACCTTCAGGGCCTCCAAAAACACCTGCGGCAGCAATGGCTCCAGCAGTTTGACCAAGCCTTCCAAAATTGCCCCTAGCGCGAACTGGAGCAGGCTGAGGACCGGCTTGTCGATTGTATTGCGTACCAACGTTTTGGAATGGCCCATAACCAGCAGCAATTAATGCCCCAGTATTTGGATCGCGGGCACCAATTGTTGTGCCACTGTAGCTGGCCAATCCTTCCATCTTCGCCCTGCGGCGAGCATCCCTAGCCGATTCAGCAGATGCTGCACGTTGTTGCTGTGCAATTCTGCCTGCATAATCAGGTGGCTCAACAGGACCAATGGGTGCGGAAAATGCCGTGCGTCCAGGGGTTCCCCTATATGCCCCAGTGAAGGGATCACGAGTCAGTCCGGTATAGGTACGTTGCGCGGCAATTGCAGCATTTGTTGCAGTAGTAATCTTGTTGAAGCCTTGGGCAACTTGAGCTTGCTTGCCTTGCAGAGATCCAAGTTCGTTGTCAAGCTGCTTGATTTCAGATGTCAGCTCATTAAATGTTTTGCTGCCGATCTGCGCCGACTGCCGCAGGGCATCAAGACCGGTGCGATAATTTTTAAGATTATTTACAGAACGAACTGATTCATCGCCAAGTTGCTTGAAGAGCGAGCGCAGTAGATCAAGGTCGTTGCTGGCTGCCTTCGATTCAGTTGCAAAATTTCTTACGGCCGAACGAGCGCGATTCAATCCTTCCAGGTTTTCGACCTGGGCTCTGATGCGGAGGATTGTCGCTTCGTTTGCCATTACTTCCCGTTCAACTGGCTTAGGGCTGAGGCTTCCATGATCTGGATGCCCTCGAACATGGTTGGCACGTCCTCAACCAAGTATAGACCGCATAGCCACTGAAGCGGCTCATACCGCAAGCCTACATAGCCTCCCATGGTGACGTTCCATTGGGTCTGGAGGCGCATGAACATCATGACGATGTCCCAGTTGTCGTCCCATACCTCGAAATTGTCCGACTGCTCTGTTTTCAGAACAGCCGGATCAAGTCCAAAGACAGCCGCATCATCACCGGATTCGTCGCGTTCACCGCCACCAGCCCAGTGCAGTGCGGCTTCCTTCAGTTTTTTACCTGGGCTCCGTCCAGCGATTCAAGGTAAGCCTTGATCACACCACGGCAGAAATAGGGATCATCAAGGAAGTCAAGGCGGTTTGCAGCCGTGAAAGGAACTGCAGCGCCATCTTCATCAACGATCTCATCCCAGCCCTCGAGCACTGCTTCAAGCAGCTCAACGTCACCTTTGTCTACCAATTTGGTGAACTCAGATCGGCCAAGCCGCTTGAAGGTCACATTGAAAAGTTGCTTTTCAAATTTGCCGCCGTCAGAAGGGATTTCGACGGTTACAGGCCAGCCGAAGCTTGCAACTTTTTTGCGAATGAATGCCATGAGGGGTGGTGTCAGGTGAAGGCCAAGGAGAATTCGTTGTTGCCTGCAGTGGTCGGGATGGCCACATACGGAACGGACAACATCATAATCGAATCCTGATCTTGGTAGGTAGGATTCAATACATCAACTTGTGATGCAAGGAAGGTAACCCGGTTGCCGGCGGTGGTGCCATGCAAGAAGGTCAGGTTACCAGTTGACGTGCCAAGGGCTGTGGTGAAAAAGTCCTTGGTCGCAATGGTCGGCGCTTCAATCATCACCGTACCAGCGGGTTTGCGGTCGGTGATCAGTGTTTCTTGGACACCACCAACCAGTTCGCGGTAGACCAACTCATTGGCAAGGGTGAAATCAACCGATTGCAGAAGGCCGCTGTAGGAGAAGAAGGAGAAGGCGCTGGTGTTGCCTTCACGGAAGATCAACGGGGCAGCCTGAGCCGAATAGGTCACAGCAGGGGCTGCAGTATCGGTCGGGGCGTTGTATGTGCCAGTGAGGTTGAATGACAGGGTTGGGATGGCACCAACTGCGCAGCTCATGGTCATTGAGCCACGGCAACCGGTCAGCCTGTGCAGCACGCCATCAAGGTTGAAGTAGATGGTGGTTGAACTGAAGCTGGCTGAGACGGGAGCGTAGGTGACCGACGTTGAGGCAACGATCGTCGCAGCCAAGCCGCATGCCTTCAGGATGGCATCATACTTGGGGGCAGTACCGGCAGTGCCCGAACCGGCTAGTTCAACCTCAAAGTTGATCGCAACACTGGTCTGTGCAATCAATTGATCAAAGTTGCCCAAGTAGGGACGAATCAGGTCACGGCTGACAATTTCACCCGAAAGAGGCGTGATGTCAAGGTTGCGCACCAGCAGGGCGTCAGTACCCGCCGGTGTGGAGTCGGTGCCGTAGGTGGATTCAGTCTTGACCAGGATCAGACGTTTGCGGCTCAGAAGTGCCATTGCTCAATTCCTCAGGGGTGTTGTCGGAGGGTTGGGCCGGCTCTGTCCGCTCAATGAGCTTCCGAATGCCGGTTTTGGGGTTGAGTAGATAGGTTCCACCCTGACCCCAGTATTCATCCACCATGTTAGCCATAAGTCAGGCAGCCAAATTTGTGGAGGACGTTCGGTAAATCACTAGGTAGTCACACATGATGACGCCAGCGGGTTGATCGGCCTCCACAAGGTTAAAGGTAACACTGACCGGTTGAATGTCCATAGCATAACCTCCCAACGTCAGATCACTGGACAGTTTGGAGTGAAGGCTTTCAATGATCGGATCTGCCACTTGGTCTGGGATGTTGCCACGCACGATCACGGTCACACGCACGGTCATGCGCCACGTCAAGGTGGGGAGGCTGGTTTCTACGCGGGATGTATCGGCGATCGGCTCTACGACCAGTGCAGGCGATTCCTCACGCGCCATTGGCTCCACCCGGCTGCGGTAGATCCGCGTACCAACCCCCGTGGTGCCAGTCAGTGCTGTGCGGATTGCTGTGAGGATTGATTCGCGTTTGGTGGTCATGTCTTCTGCAGAGCGATTTGAATAAATGCTCCGTCATCAATCAACATTGTTTCCCTGACGGTGAAAGCAGTCCCGCCCACAGTGATTGAATCACCGCGAACGAGACTGCCAAAATCTGAAGACCTAGTAGTCAGCGTATAATCAGTCGTCAAGACCATCCCATCGCTGATCACTTGACTTGGGGTGTCAAGGATTCCAATTGCTTGCGTCGCTCCAGCCACACAGGTGAGGCCGAAATCAGCAAGAAACATCCCTAGGTCTTCAGTCAACGCCATGGGGATCAGCCGTACTTAGCAGAAGCCAGACCTTGGACTGAAACAGCACCAGTGCCCGTGCCACCGGCAACAGTCAGCGAAACTTTGACGTAACGCTTGATGTCGGTGACGTTGACATACAGCTTTTGACGAGAAGCAGTGTTGGCAGTTGTGGTCGTGAAACCACCGCCAGTCACGTCGGTGTAAGTACCACCAGAAGTGTCAGAAGTGGTCAGTTTGACGGCAAAGGTGATGCTGGCACCGCCGGCAGCGGCGTCAAGAAGAACGACCATGTCGCCTTCATAGCCAGACAGATCAATGGCACTACCAGTGGTGGTAGAAGCGCCAACAGCAGTAGGGAACAGGCCCACCTGCGTGGTTTTGGAACCGAGGTTATGAATGGTCATTGGGGTTTCCTCCGTTTGGAAGGTGTGGGAATGGCTTGGATAAACTCTTCAGCTTTTGCAATACCGATCAGGAATTTGGCATCGCTAGGGGAAGCCTCAAGGACTTCCCCCACGCGAGCCACGCAACCACCGGCCATTGTTTGGCTAAGGATGCGGATCATCATGATCAGAGGGTGTTGTTACCGCGAGAGAAGGACTCGGGGTGACGGATGGCCACGTCCACATCCTGCATAGCGATCACGCGAACGGTGCCGCTGGTGCTGTTGGTGTAGGGGTCCACCATGATGTCCAGACCGGACCAGTAGCCGATCAGCATGTCAGCGAAGTTGCCGAACCACAGATCGCCGGAAGCGACTTGGTTGGACAGCACACCGCGATAGCCGTTCACTTCACCGTTTTCCATCAGGAAGATGCCGGAACCGGCGTCCTTCTTGGTGGTCTTCAGGTTGCCACGCATTGTGGCATTCATCAGATAAACAGGTGAACCCAACAGAGCGTTGGCGGTAGCAACATCAGACTCGAGTGCAACCACTTCAGCAAAGGTGGGTGCGTCAGCAGCGAAATCTTCGGTGCCGATGCCCGAAATCAGCTTGAGACCCAGGGGCTCGCTGTTGGAGCCGGTGCCATACAGACCAGCGGAGTCGATCTTGAGACCAAGAACGGCAGCCAAGTCACGACGCACCATGTTCTCCACGTCGATGGAGGACTGCAGCATCAGGCGGCGGCTGTAATCGGTGAAGGCAGCAACCGTTTTAGGGGTCAGGCTGACTTGATCGATTGTCTGCTGGCTCTCGCTAGGAGCGCCGGATTCGGCAACCCAGTAGGCCGTGGCAGCGCCCGACTGACGGGGGATGGCGACGTTGCCGACCAGACCGGTCAGCACGGTGGCGCCAGCCTGGTCAAGGGCGGAGGCGTTGCGCAGCAGGTCGATAAAGGAAGCAGTGTCCAGCTCAGTGGCGACGACGTTACCGCCAGCGGTGGCAACACCAACGCTCAGGTCACGGCGAAGCACTTCCTGGGGGATCGTGATGCCACGGCTCTGACGGCCAAGCTTGGCGGCAGCAGCTTCAGAAGCAGCAATTTCAAAGCCAGCAGCTTCACGCGCAGAGCGATCAGCAGGGTTGGCAAGATAGTTGATGGCGCGAAGGAAAGAGAAAGACCGGGTCTCCTCATGGGACAGGCCGATGTCGGCAGCGTTGTTTTGCACAGGCGTGGCGGAGATACTCATTTTCTCAAGAAGGGCGGTACGCAGCTCTTCAAGACCACGGGAATTCGCAATGAATTCCTGGGCCATGTCGCTGTTTTTGGTCCGATTGCCGAGGGCAATCATTTCGGAAAGCTCCTTTGCCTTGGCCTGTGCGGCCTCAGCGCGGATCGCCTCCAAATCGAAGGTAGGTTCCACGGGTGTTGACTCCGAGAGTGGTGGGTTGGTAACGGCTGAGGCCGTAGTTGAACACTCACTTATAGTAAGGGTTCGACCAATGCCAACGGATTGATCCGCTGGCACGGTCACCAGCGAAATTTCAAACGGTTGGTATGACGTGGCGCGATAGGTGATTGGATCTGTGCTGTTATCAGTTTCCATTGCATTAATCCTGTAACCAAAGCTGACATTGCGAAGAATGCCGTCTTTGATCAATTCCTGCATTTCACGGCCAAGTTCGTTGTTGGCCATCTTGACCTCGGCGTAACCGCGTTTGTTCTTGATGTAGGCACGCTCTACAACACCAACAATCTTGTCAGAATCATGCTGAAACAGAAGGGGAGCGCCGTCATTCAAACGGCTGAGATCCATAGAATCCTCGTCCATGTTTAGCACTTCCATGCCAAAATAACGCTCTATAGGCGTCTCGCTTGCGAAGGAAAACACAACACGTCGATCATCGCCCTCGGAGAACTCAGTGCTGGTTGACCTGCTAAGCGTCTTGCCTTCTAGAAAGCGTAATGCTGCAATCTTGGTAAGCGTCGAGAATCTGTGACCAACGATCGTGTCACTCTCCTCATAGCTACCATCATTGTCCCGGTAAACTTGAATCAAAGCAGCAGGGTCTTCCTCTGTTGCATTGATGGTAAAAGACGAATCAGGGACATCCACTGATCCTTCTGTGATCACACGGGTGATTTTTCCTCGCGCCATTCCGCCACTGCTGTCCCATTCCACAAAATCACCAACTTTTAGGGTGCCGGGCTCAGCACGTTCCACAACCTCTTCAATTGCCCGGTCTTGTGCTTTTTTGATGGCAGTTGATTTCATAGCACTCCATGATTGTCCGGGGTCGCCCCCCCATGCTGCCCATGCTACCCGACCAGGCGAAGGGTAACCGTCTTCATCTTGTGTAAATCCTTGGCCCTGCTTGTCTACTTCATGCCGCGCAAACCATGCCGCCATGGTGATCACGGTGTCTGGGCTTAGCTCATCACCCGACAGGATCTGGCTGGCCCTGCGTGCTGCCACCTCTGTGCCGCCTTGCTCGCCATCAGCCTTCCATGCGCGGTAACGCTCCGCCTCAGTCCTCATGCCCTCAGTTGGCATCAGGTTGATTTCTTTGTCGCCTACTTTTGCCATTACTCCTCCTCATCCTCTTCATGGTTTGCAGGGTGCTCAGTCGGTGCTACCGGCACTGACTGCGCCACACCGTTGCTTGATACTTCCGAAGGGTCAGTGTCCAATACAATCCCAAGCTCATCAGCAGTTGCAAGCTCATGCTGACGTTGCCGCATCTGATCGTCAAAATCACCGCCATGCAAGGCGATGACCTGCGACAGCGTCATGATCCCGCTCCGAATCAGTGACTTGTAAGCATCAGCCTCTTTCTGTGGATCAACAAATTGCGCAGCCGGTGGAATCCACTTGGACTCTTCGTACCGATCAGGATCCAGCTCATAGCCAGGCAACACCAAAACACCTGCCAGCACTGCCATTTCCATCCAGCGTTCGTAGACGCGCTCACAAAGCGCCTCAATCAGGTACTGCTGTAATGTTTTGTAATGCGTACGGGTTTCGAGTAGCTCAAGCCTCGAGGAGCTGTAGTTGCTCTGGCTGAAGTCGCTGCTGATCTGCGTGTAGGAGCACCCAACGCCTGATGCCACAGCACGCAGCATCTGGGCTACGAACGGGGTGAATGCATCATCCGGCCGGGTGGGCGAGAAGAACTGCATCTCCTCTCCAGGTGCCAGCCGACGAATCGAGCCGGGCGAAAAGTCCAGAACTGAATCGTCCTGATACTTGCCATCCTCAAACAGCTCCTGATCTGGTGTACGCACAAACGCCATCATTGCTGACGAAGCCCGTGCCGCCACAATCTCAGCCTCCTCATATCCACTGAGGTTGCGCAGCCGCATGATCGCCGACGCAAATGCCGTCACACCACGGGTCTGACCCGGCCTTTCCACCGAAAAAAGATGAATGACATCTTGTGCAACAATCCGCTGCCGCTGTCTTGCCGCCACAGCCGAACCAGTGAACTGGTAGTCACCAGGGTGATTGCGCAAGAAGTGGTAAGCAACAGGCCGGCCCCACTTGTCGATTTCGACGCCCATCCGAACACGGTTGCCGTTTGCCTCGATGCCTGTGTAGTCATCGTCCAGTAGATCAGCCTCGAGTACCTCAAGGCCCAACGGCACCTTGCTATCACCAAACTTTTGATTGATCAGCCTGATGAATACCTCACCCGACTCCAACATTGACGTGATCGACAACCGTTGGATTTCAACCCAGCTCAGTTGGCCGCCAACATGGCAAGTATCAGCAGTTGTCCACTGATTCCATTGCTTCTCGATCATCGTATTGAAACGATCATCAAGCTTGCCGCCACGCGCCATCTGCACCTGCGACTGATGCTTGATGCCAGTACCAACCACGTTGTTGCGGACTGCCCTCAAGGCTGCCTTGGCAAAATCAGAATCACGAACCAACTGGCGAGCGCGATTGCGA